CCCTCGAGCACGACATCAGGGTCTTTGCGCCGCTCCTTGTCGAGCACGACCGGATCGTAGTACGGCAGCACCCGCAGTGTTTCGGCGAGCGCCTCCTTCTGCGCCACGACATCGAACGGCCGCGCGACAAATTCCAGCGTGACCAGCTCTTCGAATATGCTGGTCGGAATGCCGACGAGGCGGCCGCGGAACTTGATCAGATCAGGCCCGCAGTCGAGCGCGAACCACACCCATATCTTGCGGCCGGGTCCGAGCAGCCCGATGGCACCACCGGCCTCGTTGCGCGGTCGGCGGACAACGGCGGTCAGGCTCGCCGGGTCGCCCTCTTCCTGCTTCAGCTCAAACGAGAACACAGCCTCGTCCCAACGCATGTGTTCGCTGCCGAACGTCATCTCGCTGGCGTCGATCCAGGCAAAATATGGAAGACCCGCCGGCATCGATCAGGGCGTCCTTTGCTCGGCCTCGAGCTGCCACGCCACCTCGGCCCCCCATTCGTCGCGCGAGGTGTTCCAGGTCGTCACCTTGGCCAGGATGATCAATTGGCCATCACTTTGATTGCCGGCACCGAGGCCACCAATGCAGGTGATGGTGACATCCTGGCCCGGCCACACATCGGTTAGCTCGGGCGCCTCGTGGTCGGTGCAGGTGATTGAAACCTTGTGCTGGCGAAACTGCTCCAGCGAAATGTCGGCCAAGTCCCCGCGGCAATCGCGCGCCACGTTCTTGGCCTGCTCGATCGGCTCGAGGGTCATCGTTATCCCCCGTACCGCATATTGCGAGAAGTCGACGCCGTCGATCGATAGCAGGGTGTAGGCAGGAGGCATCAGGAATACCGGCTTGGCTTGCGTCCACCCGAGCGTACTTGCGCTTGCACCGCAGCCTTGCGCAGTTCGTCGACCACGCCGGACGAGGCGCGCAGGCCGCCGATCGCCGGCAGGCCGGGAAACTGAATGGTGACGTTGCTCATGCCGCCAGCGAGGCCGCCGCTTGCGAATGCCGGCATCACCCGCGGGACCATGCCACCCAGCGCGAAGCGACCCATACCGTCGAGCACCCGCGAGAGGTTGCCGCCGGATCGCCGCAACGCCTCAAGGAACGCGAGCACCCCTGGCTGGGCAACTGCCCGCGCCGGCATGATGTGCTCGCCACGCGATAGCCAAGCGAGATTGCTGTCGGACGTGCCGGTGCCACGGCCGCCGAGCAAGCCACCGCGCGCAAAGGATAGGGCATCGATTTCGGACGCCATGTCCATCAGCGCCGCCGCAATCTGCGCCATGACGCCTTCCAGACTTTTTTTAATCTCCCGCGTAAATTCAGCGGGATCAAACCCGCTGCCCTCAATCAACGAAGTCAGGCCGCCATCAGCAAAGCCCGGTATTCGGCCCGAGCGCCGCAACGCCTCGAGCAACGAAAGGACGCCCGGTTGCCGCACCGCGCTTGCCGGCATGATGTATTCGCCACGCGACAGCCAAGCCAAGTTGCTATCCGAGGTGCCGGTGCCACGCCCACCCAGCAGACCGCCGCGGGCCTTGCCCTCGATGGCGCCGCTGCCGGTAGGAACAACTTTGCCCGCGTCGCCCCTGAGCCCGAGGAACTGCAGCAGCTTATTGATCGCGCTCTGGATCGCGCCGGTCAGCGCGTTCCATGCCTGCACCCCGAGACTGGAGATGGCGTCCCAGGTAATGGTGGCGAGCTTGGCAACAAACTCGCCGACCGCAGTACCGGCGTCGATCACTGCCTGTTTGAGCGTCTGCCATCCTGATACGTCAGGCGCCGGCGGGGGCGGTGTAGATGCCAGTTGCTGGTTCTCCGCCTGTATCCTTTTGAGAATCGCCTCATATGAGGTGTACCCCTGCGTAGCTTGCTGCGCTCCCTGCGCGCCGGCCTGCCCAGCCTGCTGCGCTGATTGCCCGGTCTGCTGAAGTGCCTGATCGGTTGCTCTGATGACCTCGGCCATCCCGGTGAAAGGATTGCGCACCAACTGAAGTTGCTGCCCCGTCGTCGCAGCCGCCTGCCCGGTTTCCTCGACCGCTTGCGTTGCTTTCTTCGCGTCACCGAAAATACTCTGCAGAATCTGTGAAACCTTGCCCGAAATAGTCAAACTCTTCAAAGCATTCCCTAATGCCAGCACATCATTCCCCGCCGTTTTTAACGACGTTATGCTGAACTCTTGCGTCAACAATCCTTTTAATTCTTGGAAAGCGCCCTTAAGTCCATTGAACCCGGACTGCAAATTTTTCACTTCCGCAATGAGGGCTTGGAAGATTGGCGTTGCTAGCGGCGCCGCCACCGTGGTCTTGAATTCGTTCCACGTATTGCTGAGTTGATTGAGCGTCTGCTGATACTTGGCCGCCTCTACGATTTGTTGTTGTGTCGCTGGAGTAATCAAGCCAAGGGCGGTCGCGAAGTTCTGTGCACTTATTGTTCCTGTTTGCAGGCCCGCAATCACTTGGGCGCCAAGCGTATCGCCCAGTTTCTGCATTGCCAGGTTGGTTCGTTCAGCCCCATCCGGCATGCGCTCTAATTGGGCAATGAAGCGCTGCAATCCCGTGACGACATCAGTCGGGAAAAAGTCCTCGGACAGCGTTTGCTTTAGCTTCTGCAAACCGGGAAGGATCGCATCGGAAGATATGCCGGCTTGCAGGAGGGCTTTCTGCAACTTGTCGAAATTCTGGGCGGTCAAATCCAGGCTTGCCGATGATGCAGTGAGTTTGTTGAGTGCATCGGCCGAGCTATCTCCAAACTTTAAGAGAGCCCCTGCCACAACACCGACTGCAATCCCGATTGGCCCCAATGAACGCGCAAGAATGCCCAGCGGCCCGAGCGACCTTGTCATCTTGGCGCCCATTCTCACGGCAGCAGTACCAAGTGTATCTAATGTCGCAGTGGCTCGTGTCGCCGCTAGCGACAGGCCGTCGAAGCCTACGCCAATGATACTTGCCGTCTGGGACAGCGGATCGAGAAGGCCCTTTGCTTCGCCTGCGCTCCCGGCCACGCCATCGAGAGAGGCCTTGGCTTCATCGGCACCCTCAACCCCGACTTTCACCGTCGCATCAACTTTGCCCAGTTCCTCTGCCGCAACCTTTACCTCGTCGATACTGGTCTTGGTCTCGTCGGCGCCTTCAGCTTTGACATCCACCGTTGCATCGGTCTTGCCCAACTCCTCTGCTGCAGTCTTAAGGCCGTCGACACCGCCGACAATCTCCTCGAGCGTCTTGCGGACATCGTCGCCGCCTTCAAGCTCAATCTCGACCGAAATTTTGTCTACCATGGCGTGTTACGTGTCCTTGAAATGCTTGCTGAACAGTTCGCGGAATTTCGCCACGTTTTCCCTGACGATCTCGCCTATGCGGAACTTCTTCGGGATGCGCACCGAGGGAACACCGATGTAGAGCGGCTTGCGGTCGCGGTCCTTGTCGTTGGCATCGAACAGCATCGGCTGACCGCGCACGGTTGCCGAGGTGAGTTTCTTGCCCGACCGGCTGGCGCGCGGGCCGCCTTCCTGGGTTGGTATCCACAACAGCGGCTTACCCTGGATGGTTGCGCCGTGCTCGAACACCCCGGCAATACCGAACTTATGAAAGACGATGGCTTTGGCCTGAAGCGATGGCTCACCGTCTTCCACCGCATCCTTCGTCCGGTATTGCAGTCCGCTCTGCCATTTCGGCCCGAACCTGCCGGCGGCGTCCGCGATATCGCTGCGCCCTTCCTGCACCGCATTAGCGGCCGTCTCGCGCAGAGCCGCGACCGCAGCCGTGGCCACCAGCCGTTGCTTGTCGCGGATCATCTTGACCGCGGCCGGTGCGTCGGCCTTAAGATCAAACTTCATTCCGCCAATTCCTTGCGCATCTTCTCGATCCCCTTGCTGTCACCCTGCGCGCCGACAGCTGCGATCATCAGATCGTACGAGCGTTCAATGCGCTCGATCCTGTCACTAAATTCGAGATAGGCTGCGATCTGCCGCGGCGTCAGCGTCATTGCATGGTCGGGTGAGAAGCCGCGTCGGACGAGGGCGGTGATATTGATGGCGATCGCCTCAAGCGTACTCTGTAGACCTTTGCGTCTTCGCTGGCCCCGCCGATCAGGCTCGTCAGTTCCTGAACGAAGGAGCCAATCCCGTTTGGGAATGTCAGCCCAAAGATTGCCCGCAGAAACTTGAGCTGCTGTTCCGGTAGGAGCTTGGCGCCGAGGCGTTCGTATTCCTCGTCACCGAGATGCCCGCATCCGGCTGCGATGATAGGACCAGCAGCCGCGCCACATCCCGCAATCATGCGCAGAACAATATCGCCGCCGACATCACCGCTCGCAAGCGACATCAATCCCGGAAACCGCGCGACAATAGACGCGATGGCATCGACGGAGATGCCATGCACTTTGACCCGATGCTCGCCTATCTTGACGACCTCGACCGCCGTCGAGGGTGCAATATCCAGAAGGTCTGCCATGCTTTACCCCGTCGCCGTTTCATCGCGGATCGTCCAGACGCCGAAGAAGCCGTTGGCATCCTTCTGCACCTCGGCCTCGATCTCGATCACCGTGAAGTCGTCGGCATCCGTGATGAAACTAAAATCACCAGACGGGACGAACGAGACAGTCGCGAGGAAGTCGACCTGCTGGCCAATGTCATTGGTGCCGACAACCTTGATCTCGCCGGTAAACTCGGTCTTCGACAGGCCGGACAACGTCATGTTGCCGTCGGTATCGGTGCCCTGCTCAGCGAGCGCGAAGAACGCCAGGTTATTGCCGGTGATCTCGTCGAGCGTCATCTTGATCGTGGCACCGGCCTGAGTGATGGCGGTGAAGTCCTTGGTCTTGATGCCCTCACGCGAGGAGAAGTGCTCCTTCTTTTCGACCTCCGGTGTGTAGACGAACGACGGCGCATTGCCGAGATCGGTGAAGGTCGATCCGCCGGCTTCCTTGAACGACACTACGCCTTTGCCGATGTGGTAGTTCTGAACGTTGGGTGATGTGGGCATGGCAGTACCTTTCCTTTCCTAGAGTTCTTCCGGCCGCATGGAATACTTGAACAAGAATTGCGCCTTCAGTGCCCCATGCAACGAGCGCATCCAGCCGACATCGGTCTGGCACCCGAGATAACGGATCGCACCGTTTCCGTTCCGCCCGGTCTTCACGATCTGATCGTTCAGTGCGGTATCGAACAGCACCCGCTTGATTAGTTCGCGCCGCATGACGCTGAGATTGGACCCGACCAGATCGGCCTGATCCGCGATGATGATCTCGGGCATGAACTGGACGACGGTCGGCCGATGAGCCGGACGCATCGACAGGTCGGTAGCGTCGTTGGTTTCCTCGTCACCATCGAGCACGATCGCGGCCGGCAATTCGGTCTCGTCGATGTTGAGATTGTTACGATAGGCCGAACGGATATTCGGGATGGTGGCGACCACCACGAGCAACCGCGCCAGGATGTCCTCGCGAACATCGACCATCACCCGGCGGCCTTCATCAGCAGGAACCGCACCTCGCCGAGGTCTTCGCCGTTCGGACTACCCTGCACCGGTGCCTCGCGCACGATCCAGCTTCGTCCGTTGAACGTCAGCACGGCACCAATGCATTCGCCGACCGCAATTCCATTCGCGGTAAGCTCGGGGATGCGAGCATAGGCGCCGGGGCCGACGCTGCTCGTCTCCACGCCGCCGCTTGTCTGCGTCTTCGACCGGGTCTTGTCGATCACGGTGATCGTTACTTCGCCCGCCGTCCCGGTGGACAGCGTCGCCGGCACGCCGAGCACGGCATAGATTGGATCGTAGAGGTCCGCGCTAAAGTCGATCATCGCCAGCCCTTCGGAATGCGAACGCGCCGATGTCCTCTCGGCCGAGTTCGGTCTCGACGTTGCTTTCCGACACCAGCGCGAAGCCACACAGCTTCATCGCAAACACCAGACCGTCGCGGGTGAAGTACCAGCAATGCTCGTCCGGCTTGAAATGCTTGGAGCGCAGCGCGTGCTCGGCGTCGCGGAAGATCGGCAGCGAGAGGAACACCCACTCGCGCACGTTGGCGAGCAGTGACTGGAAGTCTGGGATGTGCTCGATCACGTCCCACAGCGTCACCGCATCGAACGCGACCAGATGCGGATCGACCAGCAGCATGCGTTGCTCGAGCCAGGCGAGGCCGGCCGGGTTAACATCGTAGCCGTAGGTCGAGCGCCCACGCCGATTGCGCAATTCGACAAAGGCGCCCGAGCCGATGCCGACATCGATCAGCGTCCCGCGGTAATGCTGCTCGACGAAGTTAAACCGCGCCTGCATCAGCGCGCGGCCGAGTTCGGTCTGCGCATTGCGATCGAAGCTGTCGAAGTAGTCCTGATCGTAGGGAGCGTGCCCAGCCTCGACCGGGTAGTAGCCGATGCCGTGCTGCAGCCACCAGGTCAGGCAGCGACGCGAGAATTGCCCCACCAGCGGCAGAACTGTCCGAGCGGGTCCGCGATCCTCTTGTCGCAGGTGTGCAGCATATTCGTGCATCGGCAGAACTTCTCCGGTTTTGCAAACCCGATGCGGCACAGGTCGAGCCGCGGATCGGTGATCTTCTCGGGCGCGTTATGGCCGCCGTGGCCGCCCAGCACGACGAAGGTCTTGACCTTGAGCGCGAGTGCCGCCGGCACGATCCAGCCGACGCCGCCGACGACGATGTCCGCGTCTCGCACCAGCGCGAGCAGCTCGCGCACCGCCAGCTCGCCGTGGACGAAGTAGCGGTGTGCCGGTGGCGGCTCGCCGACGATCCATTCTTCGTTCGGCGCGAGGTCGGCGACCGCGACCACGGTATGCGTCGCCATCAGCTCGGCGGCGATGGCCGCCACGTATTCCGGCCGCGGATTGCGCGCCTCGTTGCGCCATTCCGTTCTGACCGTCACCGGCCGGATGACCGCGATCGGCCACTCCGACTTGACCGGCGACTGCCCCATATCCGGCAGATCGAACAATGCCGGATCGAACCTGACGTTGAGCTTCGACCAGCGCTGTTCGAGCGCACCGATGATCGTCTGCGAGGTCAAATCGCGATAGGCGACCGTGATCTCCCGCATCGGGATCGCCGCCGGTCGCATCCACCGATCGGCCGGTTGCCGCGCCATGTTCTTGCGTTGCGTGCGCAGCTTCCGCGTCCCGCAAACGAACTTGATATCAAGGTCGGCGTATAGCTCGGGCCATGGCGTCTCGAGGTGGAGTTCGTAGTGTTCCGCTGCTGCACGAACGAACGGCCGCGAGAAAATGTTGTCGCCGAGCCCCCACATCCCGCGGATCAAGACCGGCTTAGGCCGCGCGCCGCTCATTCAATACGTCTTGCAGATCGATCACCGGCCAGAGGTCGGCATAGGCGCTGCCGGGGCTGGCGTTCCAGAGTGTGATCCCCATCGCCCGCAGCGGATCGACCATGGTGGCGAGATCGGCACGGTGGCGATCGTAGCGCGTCGGCTTCGGTGCCCAGCGGTGCGGCTTGTGGTGCCAGGTCCGGCCGTCCGCCGCGGCCTTGCCGTCGATGCCAAGCCAGACGATGGTGCCGCCCGGCCCGATGAGATGCGCCGCCAGGTTGGTCGCCGCCGTAAGCGAGGTCCATTTCTGCATCAGGCTGTCGCGCTCGCGCGCGAGCCCCGGTGGATTGGTCTTGCGGCAGACCAGCACGTTCTTGGCTTCCGAAACCATGCGCGAGGTAGTGACGACCCGGCCGCGGAAGTTCGCGACCGCCGCCTTGTTCTCGGGTTCGTTCCACCAGCGCCAATCACCGAAATAGAGGAAGTCTGCCCATGGCACCGCGTAGACGCTCGAGTTGATGACGATGACGCGGCGGCCGCGCAACGCCTCGAGATCGACCTCCAGCACCGATGGCCCGCCACCGACAATGAAGGCGGTTCCGCCTTCCCATTCGCGCGGGACCGGCCAGAACGCGCTCATGCGATTGTCAGCCTCGGCAGGGCCCCGATGATGCGGATTGAAGGTATGCCCAGCAGCAGCGCGACGATGAGATAAAGCGCGATCAGCGCGACCACCGCGATATAACCCTTCTGCACATTGCCCGGCACGGCGATACCCATCCACGAACAGAACCAGAGGATGATGGCGCCGATCAGAAGCAGGATCGCGACGACGATTGCCACATTGATAATACCTAACAGGATTCCACCGAGTGACATGGCGATGCCTCCCTAGGCGACGTGCAGGCGG